TTGGAAAGATATACCGGGATATGAAAATATGTATCAGGTTTCTAATTTAGGTAGAATTAGAAGCCTTGATAGATATGTTGGATATAAGAATAATAAATTAAGATTATTCCCTGGTAAAATATTAAATCAAACTATCATTACAAATGGATACTATAAAGTAGTATTAAGTAAAAATAGTAAAATGAAAAATTATAGCGTTCATAGATTGATTATATTATCATTTTTATCAAATCCAAATAATTATGAATTTGCTAATCATAAAGACGGAAATAAACTGAACAATAATGTTGATAATCTTGAATGGTGTAATCGTTCACAAAATCAAATTCATGCTTATCGCAATGGATTACAAAAAGTTAAGCATGGTAAAGATGTTAACGGGTCTAAATTAACTGAAGAAATGGTAAAAATAATACGTAAAAGTATTACTTTAAGCCAATATGAATTGGCTAATATATTTGGAGTATGTCAACAAACTATTAGCGATATTCAAAAATTAAAACGATGGAAATACTTGGAGGTATAAAATGGCGGGAGAACTTATTGGCAGCTACAATCCTTCGGAAGTGTCTTTGACGGTTTCAGGAATAAACATGTCAGGATTCTTCGATGGAACATTTATCACGTGTGCTAAAGAAGATAACGAGCTTTATAAAAGACACGTAGGCGCATACGGGGAAGTCAGCAGGACAAAGAATAATAATATATCAGGCACTATTACTTTCACGTTAAAGAAAACATCGCCGAGTAATAAACAACTCGATATATTTAAGCTCTTACCGGCTTCATTCCCGGTGATGGTAAAAAACAATTCTGATTCTAAACACATGGCAGTATCAACCAGCGCATGGATCGGGACTGATCCTGATATTGAATACGGCGATGAAGAATCGGGCGTTGAGTGGGTCATACATTGCGCTGATTTAATTATGTCGCATTTACCATAAAGGAGATTTATGATAACTAATAAAATAGTTGTTAATGGAAAAGTTTACAAATTGCAGCATCCGGGGAATAGAGAGTGGCTTAAACTTCAGGCTTCTCTCTATAATCCCAAAACAGATCAATTTAATCTTGAAACAATGTTAGATTATTGTTTTGAGAATGTCGTGTTTCCAGAACAGGGGAATAAGTTGAATCTTGATGATATATCTTTAGAAGACCTGGAGGTATGGCAGGCCATTCTGCCTCGATTTCTTAGAGGGCAGTTGGAAGCCGGATATATCTTCCCAGACTCTAAAGATGCACTCAAGGCGGGGAAGCGGTTATTACAGACAGAAAGTTAAAAAAGAATGGTTATTCTGGAGACCAATTGTTTATAACGTTTTAACTTTTACGGAAGCCTGTGAGAATGATCCAGAAGTTTTAACCGAGGCCAACATCGCTTTAGATATTAAGTTTGAAAAGGAACGGCAAGCCGCTAAAAAGAAATGAGTATATTCAGAGAAATATTCGGAGTCATATCCTTCAAGGATAACGCATCCAATGCTATTGATAAAGTTGATAGTAAAATGGATTCATCAAAGTCAAAAGCTATTGGTTTGCAAGGAGCAATGCAAGCCATAGGCGGGGCTTATTTTCTAAAGAAAACTTTTGATGTAGTTGGTAGCCTTGTTGAGCTATCCGCACAGATGGAAGACACTACAACATCTTTTGAAGTCATGCTTGGAAGTGCGGAAGCCGCAAAGTCAATGATGAATGATCTGATTAAATTCTCAGACGTTACGCCGTTTGAAGATATGCAGATTACAGATGCCGCTAAAATGTTAATGAACTTTGGTATAGCGGCGGATGACATAATGCCATCAATTAAAATGTTAGGCGATGTGTCAGGCGGGAACGCTGAAAATTTCAGCCGGTTAAGTCTTGCATTCGGACAGGTGTCCAGCCAAGGTCGTTTGATGGGACAAGATTTACTTCAGATGATAAACGCCGAATTTAATCCACTACAAGAGATGTCAAAAACAACTGGAAAATCAGTCAGGCAGCTTAAAGAAGAAATGAGTAAAGGGCTTATATCTTTTGAGATGGTTAGGGACGCTTTTATGACGGCCACTGGAGAAGGTGGCAAGTTTCATAATATGATGGAGAAGCAAGCGGAGACTTGGCATGGATTAACTTCTACTTTTAGAGGTTTGAAAAATTCTGTATTAAGAACATTCGGGGATATTATGGCGGATGTTTTTAAACCTATGCTCAAATATTTGATAAAGATAATAGAGGCTTTTATAGCGTGGGCAAAGACTGAAAAAGGGTTGGCTATTCTTAAAGCAACTTTAATCGCATTAGTGCCTGTGATTGGTACTTTACTTGTTGGAGCTGTATGGGCGTTGGCAGGGGCTTTTATCGGGCTTATGGCTCCGTTACTTCCGATTGTAGGCATAGCATTACTTATTGGTGCTGCCTTAGGGCTTCTTTTCTTAGTGATCGAAGATATATATACTTATATGCAAGGCGGGGAATCTTATTTTGGTGATTTCGTTAAATGGTTTGAAGATTTTCTTAAACCTATCAATGCGGCCATTGACAGGATTGAAGCATTTATGGATTCTGTTCGGGGTTTGAAACAGATAAAAGATTTTTTTAAGGCAAATCCAGAAGTAATGAGTACAGCTAAAAAAAGTATTATAAGTGCCGGAAGTGCTATCAATCCACTTTCATGGCCGAGTAAAATAATCGGCGGTATAATGGACATTACCGGCAAAGCATCTGGAGGGGCGGTGGCTTCAGGTAATCCTTATATCGTTGGAGAAGCCGGCCCGGAGCTTTTTATCCCTGGAAGCACAGGGCAGATAATGCCGAATAATACTTTTGGTGGAATTACATTAAGCAAGTTAGTTGGATCAATCAACATTACGGTACAAAATGCAGATGAAGGAGCGGAAGTTATTAAGACAAAAATACTTGATGCGCTCAATGAACTATCAAGCAGTGTATTTCCTGCCGCTGCTGGGGTGGTGATATAATGCCACTTACAGAAAGCGTAACAAATGTATTAGGGAAAATAACAAGAGCATATTTAAGCGATGGGGCTTTAGATGTTCAACTTGATATTATAAATAGTTTTTCAGAAAGTCATCAAATAGATGTTACTCAACACGCCATTCAATCAGGGGCGGATATTACTGATAACATCGATCCTAAAACTGAAGATTATTCTCTTGATTGCATTTTAACCGATGATGACTGGGATGTTCTTAATCCTACAAATTTTATAAATCCGTCAATAAAAGAACGTATTGATTCTTTAATTCTATTTAAAGAGACTAAATCAATATTAACTTATTATGGTCAGGAAGATGAAATTTCAGATGTTGTAATTTCATCTATGACTAAGAGTAAATCAAAGGATGTAGGCGCAGGAATAAGACTGTCAATCGGGTTAAAAAAAATAAATGTGGCGACAGCTCAAACAGTAGATGCTCCGGTAATACAACAGAACGGTGTTAATAATAAAGGGCAGTCGCCAAAAGGGACAACGTCAAAAGATGCTACGGCAACGCCTAAAAAACGAGTTTCGATAGCAAAAAAAATAATCCCATAGAGGATAAAATGGAACTTGATTATTTACCTTTAATAGCAGATGAACTTCCAGTAAGTAAGATTTTTACAATCGGAGAGAATTTATATAATTTTGTATTCCGCAAAAATGAAAAGCACGATCGGATTTATTGTGAGATACGAGACCTTGACGATAATATACTTTATACTACAAGATTGGTATACGGGGGCAAATTATTTCATGCGGTTGTTGAAGGGCTTACAATTGATGATCCGATAATACCGTTTTATTTTGAGGACTTATTCACTGATAAGATTTTAGAGACTGTTTATAACAGTACAAATATGGACAAGGTGAAATTATATGTCGCTGCCTGATAAGGCTTTATTTAATCGTTATTGCGAACTTAATATAGCTGGTACGTTATTCACTTACCCGCCTTTCTCGATTGAATTTGAGCAAAATTTTACGATGAATCAGGCGTCAACTACGATGGTCAAGTTATATAATCCGAACAGCAGCACTATCAAAAAAGCCGAAGGGAAGAAAGAAGGCGAGACACAAAGATATCCGGTAATTGAAATTAACGCAGGATATGTAAACGATTATGGATTAGTTTGTAAAGGTGAAATCAATAATTATAAAGTCTATCGGAAGGGCGTTGATACAATACTCGAATTATCTGTAGGTGATATGACCGGGGACTTGGCAAATGGAACGATAGGCAAGACTTATAATAATATGTCAATGGCAAATATAGCTAAGGATTTAATAAAGATGGTCGGTAAAACAGCGGATGTTAATGTGCCGGGCGCTATAAATGTTAAAACTTTTACGGCCGGGACTTTCGATCAGTCTATTAAAAATTTAGTTATGGAAATGGGAGCGCAGTATTTTATTAAAAATGATGTAGTACATATTGAGTTGCCTGAACAGCGTAAGCCACAAGTTGCTTTTATTTCCCCGGCATCCGGGTTACTTGGCGGCATAGAAAAAGATTCAAAAGGATATAAATTTAGAACTTTATTTTTGTATAAAATACAGATCGGGGACGTAGTGCAGATAAAAGACAATGCTTTCGATGCCACTTATGTTCAAATCAATGAAGGTAAAAAAACTTTTTCAACTTTTGGAAATTCAGAATGTGAGTTTAAGGCGGTAGCAGTATGAAGTGGATAGACTTCCTTGAAAAATTTATAAACTTGAAAACACGTTACATACAGAAAGGGCTTGTTTGTACAATTGAAAAATTCGATAGTACAAAATTCCGGGCAAACGTCAAGCCGTTAATGAAATATAAAAACGCTTATGGAATAGAAACCGAGTATCCTATATTGACGGAAATTCCGGTTATCGTCCAGAAGCAAGGTGACTATTTTATAAAGCCGAATTATGTTAAAGGTGATCTTGTCTGGGTTGGATTTTCTACGTTTGATATTTTAAATTCATTACAGAATTACACGAGAGCCGAATCAATCAAGACACATGAGCTGCACAATGCTTGTGTATTAGGCGCAATAGTTAAAGAAAACTATTCAGCAACAACAGCAGAAAAGGAAAGCGGATTAGTGATAGGTAAGTCATCAGGAACAGTTGAACCCGCTATATTAGGGGATACGTTTTTAACTGAATTAAATTCTTTTTTAAATACGTTGGGGACTATTGCTCCTGGGTCGGTCGCACAAAATGCGGCAGCTTTGACATCTATAATGACAGCAGCTAATTTATTAAAAGCAAAGATTGAAACATTTAAAAGTCAGGACGTTAAGATAACATGAGAACATTAAAGATATTAAATAATGATTTAATCCTGTCAGATAGGACTTTGACTATGGTTGAGGATGTTGATGCGCTCGCGGAAGTTATGTCGGCAAGGCTTAAACTTTGGAAGGGTGAATGGTTTGCCGCGCCTGATAGTGGAATTGATTATTTTAATTTATTCCAAAATAAACAATTGTTACAGCAGAAAGCAAGAAAAGTATATAAAGATGCCATTACAGCAGACGCAAGAATATTAAAACTGGATAATCTTGAATTAACTTATGATAATGCGACACGAACAATGACCGGAAAGTTTAACGCGGAAACAACTGAAGGATTACTGGAGGCGACAGTATGAGCAGTTTCGGAATTACAGAAAGCGGGTTTATCATTAAGACTTACGACGATATATTAAATGAAGCTAATTCAAAAGCAAGAGAACTTTTCGGGGCTGACATTGAACTTTCCGAATATGGGGCGGTAGGGCTTTTCAATCAACTTATGTCAAAGTCTCTTAGCGATACATGGGAAGATTTTGAGGACATGTATCATTCAATGTTTGTTCCTACTGCTGAGGGCGTAAGTCTTGACAGGGTTGTTGCTTTAGGTGGCGTGACAAGACGGGCAGCTACTAAGGCGCTTGTTGCGATAAGCGTATCCGGTACATCGGTTGAAGTTCCACTTGGATTTTTAATGCAAACAGCAAGCAATATTCAATTTGAAACAATCGGATCAGGGACAGCAGTTCCCAGCGGTACGGCAATAACCTCAAGGGCTATTGTCGCAGGTGAAACAGGAGTAGTTCCCGCAGGCGCAATAAATGAGATAGTAAATCCTGTATCTGGAATAACAGGCGTAAATAATGAATTGCCGTCAACAGGCGGGTTGCCGATTGAAACCGATTATGAATTAAGACAACGTTATGAAGATAGAACAGAATCAGGCGGGTCATCAGTTCCGGCAATATTAAACGCGCTATATGAAGTTGAGGACGTTATCACAGCAAGAGTATATGAAAATGACACAGACGTAACAGACGGAGACGGTTTAGTTCCGCATTCTGTTTATTGTGTAGTCAGCGGATCGGCTCTTGATGCTAATATAGCAGAGGCTATATTTAACAGTAAAGCCGCAGGCATAGCAACAAACGGCACAGAATCTGCTTATGTGCTTGACGAGAATGGGGATAGTCATTTAATTAAGTGGGGCGTTGCTACTACTAAGTATATTAATGTAATAGTTAATATAACAAGTAATTCAGAATGGGTTGCGAGTAACGAAACGGCGGTCAAGACAGCGGTTGTTAAGGCTATCGGCGGAATTGATACGATAGAAAGCATGGCTACTGAATACGAAGGTCTGGGTGTGGGCGTTGATGTCCGGGTTTGGAAGATAATAGCGGAATTTGATGATATATCAGGCATAGAGGATACTCCAGAAATATGGATAGCGTTTGCGCCGACAGTACCGACAACAGATACTAAGTTAGATATTGGAGCGAATGAAGTGGCTCGTTGCGATACCGATAATATTTCAGTGGTGGTTACATAATGGCAACAATAGATTATTTAGAATATGTTCCGCAATCATGGCTAAACCGGGATACTACAAGCAATTTTGGAAAGTTATGGACAATCTTTTCAGAGCAACTTGACGAATTGCTTGTACAAGTTGCGTATGTTTATACACTATATTTAATTGATAGCATGTCTGGATATAATCTTAATCAGATAGGAACTATTGTAAATAGAGAAAGATCAAGCGGAGAGACAGATGCATATTATAGAATCGGATTAAGAATAGCAATTGCTAAGAATATATCAGGCGGATCAATATCAAATATACTCGCAGTGTGCGATTTATTTAAAACCAGTGAAAATGATATAGTAAGACTTCAGGAGACTTCAACAGCAAGATTTCAGCTTTATACTAATATCCTTGCTTTAATAGCCGATGGTGTTGATGTACTAAATGATACAAAGGCGGCAGGAGTTGGGATGAATGTATCTTATTCCGAATCACAATTTCCATTTGTTTTTGCAGGTGATCCGGATGGTAAAGGATTCGGGCATTCAACAGAAAGTGACGGCGGGGAATGGTCACAATCAGCATAAATTTAGAGAGGTATTAAAATGGCTTACAACAATAAACCGATATTTTATCCACGTTTTGCGATAAACGATGTAATAGATATCGGAGGTAGAGATAATGTAACAGAACCGCCTACCGATAAGAAAAATAATGGCTGGGAATATTTAGAAAAACCAGACAGAGATTACATGAACTGGATTCATAGAGGAAATTATCTATGGATAGATTATTTCGATCAATTCTGGAATAGCTCGCATCAGTTTTTAATAAATGAAATAACTTCTGAATCAGGAAATGGTGTTGATATTTTAGAACCATTAGGAATAAAGACTGTTCCTGCCTCCGGTACAAACCTCCAAATACATCAGGTAGATTCAGCGGCAAGTGTACAGCGTTTTACAAATCTAACGACAACCTCAGCGGCAAGTCATGGTTTTGAAATCGGCATAGACGCCTCCGAGCAAGGCAGAATATGGAACTACGAGAACACTGATCTTGTGATCGGGACGAATAATACTGAATCACTAAGAATAGTAGGGTCTACTAATAATGTAGGAGTAGGAATTACTCCAAATTCAATGTATAAATTAGATGTTAATGGTAGAATTAGGACTACTGGATCATTAGCATCTTTAACAATTGATCCAAGAGATGGATCAGGAACTTCATTTTCTTTATTTAATGCTACAGGTGATGATCTACAATTAGATTTATCAGGAGTTGGTACTAAATTATGGATAACTAATGCAGGTTATCTCGGCATCGGCGTTACTCCCTCCAATCCTCTCCACGTCCAGTCTACTACGACTCCGCAGGTTAGAGTTGCTTATGATGGCACAAATTACGGTACTATCGCTTGTAGTTCAGCGGGAATACTTACTTTAACGGCAACTGGAAGCCTTGCGCTG